TTACCTCTCCTCTACGTCTAGCAATTGTTGGTCCATCCCATTTTGGGTATAGCCCTTGCTCGTCAGGTGTCTCATCATCGCCATCCCACGGAGAGTCTGACTTTGCCCAAAGGGTAACCCAGTCTTTTGTTTTTTCGGCATACTGCAATACAGCAGGCATGCCCATATACGTAAATGGACTTTTACCACTTGACCAATGCTTGGGGTCTCTAAGTTCTTTGTAGAAGTCCGTCGGCGCAATTCGTGTCCCCACCACTAACAACTTACCGTTTTTACCTAAACGGGTAATAACTTCTTTTTGAAGCCAGTTAATCTGCTTTTCATATTCATGGGCGTTGGCTGTTGTAATACAGTCATCTAAAATAATAAGGTCGGCACGGGCACCATAAATCTGACCCCCCATACCGAGTGCCTGAATAGTCGGGTCTTTCTCTGAAGAGTTACGAGCATCAGACCCCAAATAGACGGTATCAACACGCCAAGTATCTGAGTCATCTTTCCATCCCCCTTCTGGTCCAAAAGTTGTTTGCAACTTTAACCAGCGCGGGTGGCTTAACCTTTGCTTGATTGCGTACACGAACTCACGTGCTTTGACAAGCGTCTTAGAAACAACGATGATTCTAACGTTGGGATTTAATGCAATGCGGTAAGTAGAATAATTTACCGTAATAACGGTGGACTTAGCGTGCTCAGGCGGCACGTTTATAAGAAGACGGTTTTGGTCGCCCTTCTCATAAATCATACTTTCGTGAAGCCAACTTGGCTCCCTACCCTCTAAGAGGTCAATCCAATCTTGATGATGTGGAAAAACTCTTTGGTCTAAAAACATCTCTGAAAATTGAGGAAAGGTAATATCTTCACGGGCTACCCCTAGGGCTTTTAAGGAACGCTCTTTAGCGTTTTCCTTTGCCTCTGTCAGGTCGGCAGCAAATTGTTTATCCCGCATCATCCAGATGCGAACGGTGTCGGGTTTTTTGTTCATAGACTCCATAGCCTTATGAACCGACATACCTTCAGATACAAGGGCTAGAACTTTAGCCTTGGCATCAGCCATAGCCTTTGTTCTCGGATTATTGCCCTTCTGAAAAGTCACAGAACTGTCCCATCTACAATAGTTAGTACAGTTAAAACAGACAGTTAGAAACAGATAGTAGATACAGTCTGTAACGCAAGCCCTAAAGGCTTGCTACTATACGGGACTATAAATAGTCCCTACTATCTATTAATCCGTTCAAACAGCCATTCCGAACGGTTTTATAGCAAAGTGTAATGTAACTCACATAAATAATAGGACAAACTAGGACATAGTATAGGGGCATAGGGTTTGTACGGGAAAATAGTATAGGCAGTTACCCATACTATCGTTCCACTGTTTTAAACAGTCTCGGGTCATTCAGACCCTCGTCTGTTTGCTGTCGCTCAACAGTGCTGTACTGCCACTACTGGAGCAGAGTACTGTCTCCCTCGCCTTAAAAGCCAGAACGTCTGAGGCTCGGTCTACTATAAATCTGTACTTCTGTCAGTAGTTGTGCGCCTACCGGCGCAAGTCTGAATGATGTAGTTAGAAGTACTAACTACAGAAAGGTAGTTATGTTTAAAATAAGAGAATGTGTTAATTGTAAATATGATATTACTATTTATAATGAAGTTGATTGTGAAAGATTAGGTAAAGAACATAGTTGGCACGATGGTTTAGAGATATGGGAGAATATGTGTTGTGAGTGTGGAAGAGATGGTGAGGTATATTTGAAATGAAAGTATATAAAAAAGGTTCTGCTCCTGCCTCTGCTGTATATATTGGCAGAGGCAGTGCATGGGGTAATCCCTATGTGATAGGAAAAGATGGTAATAGAAACATGGTAATTGCTCAGTTCCGAGCCTATGCCGAGCGCAGGCTTGCAGAAAATCCTAATTGGCTAGTTCCACTAGTAGATAAAGATTTAGTGTGCTTCTGCGCTCCACTGGCTTGCCATGGTGATGTAATAGTTAGCCTAGTAAAAAGCATGCGCCTAAAGGCGCAGGTCTGAATAGTAGGTTGTAAGAGTTACAGCCTAACAACGAAAGGAAGCAAGGTGAACACAGAAACTAATGGCATCACAATCACAAACATGTGCTATCAATGCCATACGCTTACTGAAATCTGCCCTGACTGCCAAGATATGCGTGACAGTCGGGACGCAGACATAGCCCATCAGATAGTTGATGAAGGCAACCTGCAGTACCGCTATCAGTGGTCAATCAACAACCCACTGCCATCTGGTCATGACTGGACGGACAGAGAAGATGAGTTACGAGAACCAATCTCAACCATCGCTGACCGCATCTACGATTTAGAGACCAGCCTCACAGTCACTAAGAACGAAACAATCTGCAGTGACTGTCACTATATCCACAACAATGCAATCCTCTGTCCAAACTGTAACTAACCTCAACAAGGGGGCACCCGTCACACGTGACGGGTTAGCCCCCGACAACCGAAAAGGAGAAAGTAATGAACGCAGTAAATAGTTTCACCTTCAACAACGCTCTACTCAAGTCAGTTAAGGATTACGGCAACGTAGTCAAAGGCATCGTTCAATCACGCCAAACGGAGTGGACTCCCGACGGCCAAATGCGTGCACGTTTCATCGCATCACGTCAGGTCACTATCACAGACCCAGACATCATCGCTCAGATTCGCCCACTCCTTGCAGATAACTCGGAGTTCTCCGTCAACCTCACAGGTTACATGACCACGACAGTTCGTGAGTCCAAAGGTGAAACCAAGTGGTACGACAACCAAATCGTCACCACGTTAGAGTTCACAGCCTAGTAAATCAGTTGCTGGCTAGTCGGGTATCGCCCGGCTAGTCAGCACTTACTACCAACCAGACCCGTACCCGGCGGAGATAAGCGAGACAACCACAATGTATCTACAGAGTTCAGACATCATCGCTATATGTATAGCACTAGTTGCACAGTTATCCTTGAATGTGCTACTAGTTTTCAGTAACATACATTGGCGTAGAAACTATACAAACACAGCAAGACTATTAAAAGCCGAGCGTTCAGCCAGAGCATACTGGCAAGAACATAAGGAGACAATCTAATGATGACAGTATATGTAACAAGACGTTGCCCCCACTGCAATCAGACCGGAGCAATAGGAGTAGATGATAAAGAGTTAATGACATATCTACGTGGAGAATATGTACAACGTGCATTCCCCAACCTATCCACACCACTGAGAGAACAGATAATCTCAGGCGTTCACCCAAAATGTTGGGAAGAAATGTTCGGACAACAGGAAGATGAGTTTGCTAATGACTAATTACGTAGCAGATACATGTTATAAATGTGACATCCTAATTATGGTGCCGGTACGTGACCACAATCCTGACCGCAACCTATGCCAAATCTGCGCTTGGTCATATGCAGGTGCAGTACCTAACGAGTAAGCCATGAAACTAGAAGACTTAAAAACTATCAACGCAAATCTAGACCTGCTAATATTAGAATTAAATAAGTTAGAAGAGTTTCTAACTGACCTTAATCTAAGGATAAGGAAGGACAATGAATGAAGTCACTGAAGTTTTCTACATACCAGTACCAATCGGTTGGTTACTGCTCATTACAATTGGATATTGCCTATTCAAAGGACTTACTAGATGATGAGACAGAAGTTAGCAATGCTATTCAGTTGGGCATTGACGCTATCCAGCGCCATCTTTCCAAGTCAGTCATTCGCAGTAGCAGTAGCAGACAGAATGGCAAACAACGAGAAAGATATAAAGAAGAAAGAACAGATAGAAATCAGATGGACCAAGTCCTTGAGCAAATCCTATGCGAAGGCTCTCATCTCAGCACAGTATGAACAATGGGATAACTCAGAGTACAAAGCACTACTAAAATTATGGGGAAAAGAAAGTAGTTGGGACCATACTGCAGATAATCCTAAGTCATCTGCATTTGGTATACCACAATTACTAGGACTTAAACCCAGCACGCCTGCGCCCGAGCAGATTGCTCGTGGCTTGGCGTATATCCACACACGCTACGACAAACCATCTATTGCTTGGGCACATTGGCGCAAGCATGGTTGGTATTAATTTTCTATCTTGCTGACATATCAAGATAGATATCACAGGTAGGTACGTAAGTCATGCTTCCTTACGCCCTTTCGTTGGGTTGGGTGGTCCCGCCAGCCGTGAACACGGGACACACAAACAAAGGAGACAAATATGAGCAGGCGCAACCAACAAATTAATGTCAAGGTACCACGCAAGAAAGTAATTGCATCCCTTGAAAAGGCACTAAAGAAACTAGAAAGTAATTGGGAAAACCAAGCACAAGCAGAAGAAAAGTATCAGAAAGAACTTGAGAAATGGAAGAACCAACTTATTGCATATGCAATTAAGAATATGAAAAAAGCATCAAACCTCCGAGCAAACTATCGTTCATGGAATAATATCTTGAACATTGACTTTGATTTAGTAGTAAACTCAAGTGCAGTACCAACAGAACCAAAGCGCACAGTTGAAGTACTTCAAGAGTATACGTACAATGAATCACATGAAGAAATATCTAACGCTATTCGTATTCTTCAGATGTGTGAAGATGAGTACATAAGCACTGCAACATACGGACAGATATCCAAATACCTATAAGGAGACAAGCACATGATAGTACAACACAACATCACATTAGAAACTGTTATTAATGAAGACTCTAATGAGTCAACAGTAAAAGAAATTCTTTCTATGCCAGAAGAAATACGCAATGTTTTCTTTACACAAGCAGCAACATCTTTTATCCGTGAGTTCTTAGTAACTGCAAATAAAAACCACACATGGGCAGAACTACGAGTAGCAAAGGAACACGAGTAATGACAACAGCAGTCAAGCCAAAGAACATGTCGGCTTGGATTAAATCTGGCACAGCAGTCACAGCCACATCAGCCAGTGATGTAGCCAGACAGGCAGGACTAGACTGGACAGTATCACTTCATGAAGTAAGTGCTACCTACCAGATTCCCGGACAAGGTAGTCCAGTACATATCCCAGTAAAGAATAAACAAGCAGTTGTTAAAACAACAGCAATGGGAGAAGTCACACCACTAGGTGTAGTTGGTAGTAAATATAAACCATTCCAAAATGGTGAGGTATTTTCTTTACTAGATACACTTATTGATTCAGGTGACGCACGTTATGCAGCAGCAGGTGAGTATGATGGCGGTGCAAAAGTATGGATGTTATTGCAACTGCCTAATGAGATGGAGATTACCGGCGACCCACATGCTGCATTTCTTCTAGCCAAAACCACACATGATGGTAGCGGTTCTAT